TAGCTAAAGCTCAGGGGGTATATGAAGCAGAGGGCTATCACCCAAATCATGGGAGAAAGGAATGAGTAGAAAACTAGTATGGGATTGCGAGGGGAATGGTCTCCTCGATGTCCTTACAGATATATGGGTTATAGTGTGTCGTGACGTAGATACTGATGAGGAGTTTATCTTCACAGACTATGATAGCGATTACCCTGACCTGAAAGAGGCTTACACGTTTATGAACAGCGCTAAGTCCTTGATTGCCCACAATCTTTTAGGTTACGATCTACCAGCCCTGAAAATGATTCTGGGTTGGGAGTTTGACAAACCCACAATTGTTGATACTTTAGTGATGTCTCAAGTGTTGAACTATAAGCGATTTAACGGTCGCCATGGTCTTGCCAAATTTGGCGAGTACTTCAAAGTACCTAAACCAGAGCATGAAGACTGGTCTAAGTATTCTAAAGACATGCTGCATCGCTGCAGAGAAGACGTTAGGATTAACAAGTTAACCTACGAACTTCTTATGAAAGAGATGAAAGCATTATCAGCCAAGAAGCCTGTTATCAAAAAGAGTATGCGGTATGAGCACGAGACAAGAGAGTTTTGTCAGGAAGCTTCAGACCGTGGATGGTTATTTGATAGGGCTAAAGGTATAGATTTACTGGATAGAATGGAAGAGGAGATGACTGAGATTGAGCGACAGATTGAACCGTTGCTCAATACTAAAGTCAAACAAACAGATAAAGAGCCTAAAGTTCTTAAATTGAACAAGAACGGGTTTTACCCTAAGAGTGTCTCTGATTACTTCAAAGTATCTCAAGAGTCTGCTTTATTGGATAAGCCTGTTCTGGGCGACTACAGTCGCATAACTATACTTAAACCTGAGATGGGCAGTCTAGAATATGTGAAGGAGTTTCTATATGAGAAAGGATGGGAGCCACTGGAGCACAACTATAAAAAGCTTCCTACAGGTCAACTACTCAAAGTATCTCCAAAGCTATGTTCAAAGAGTTTGGAAAAGCTTGGTGACGTTGGCCGTATGGTTGATACCTACTATACTACTCGTAGTAGGCACAGTATTCTTAGTGGTTGGCTGGACAATCTTGACAGTGACAGTAAACTCCACGGAGACTGTTTTACGATTGGTACACCAACGGCTCGGGCTAGACATACGATTATTGTAAACGTTCCCTCTGTAGACGCCGCTTGGGGTCCTGAGATGCGTTCACTATTCATCGTAGAGAAAGACCGAGTTATAGTTGGTGCTGACTCTTCCGGTAACCAGATGAGAGCGCTTTGTCACTATCTGGATAACGAAGACTTCACTAACGAAGTTATCAATGGAGATGTTCATCAGCGCAATGCTGACATCCTTGATTGTCCTCGTAGTAAAGCTAAGCCTTTCCTTTACGCCTTCCTATTCGGTGGCGGAGGTGGTAAGCTAGCGCTTATCCTTAAAGGCGAGAGAGACCCTAAGTATGGTAACAAGATGAAGAAAGCTTTCATTGAGAATACTCCGGGACTTGAGAAGTTAACCACAAGAGTTCAGATGGCTTTGAAGAAGACTGCTTCAGCTAATCCTAAGCTGGGCTACATACCTGCTATTGATGGTCGTAAGATCTTCACTGATTCAGACCACAAGGCTCTTAACTATCTACTTCAATCCTTTGAAGCTGTTACCTGTAAAGCTGCTATAGCATACATGCGTAAGAAATTCAAGGAGGAGAAACTAGATGTTCATCCACTCATATTTATGCACGATGAAGTACAGCTAGACTGTTCTGTGAAAGACTCTGCTAGGGTCTCTGAGATTGCTGCTGAAGCTTTCCGAGAGGCACCTAAAGAATTTGGAGTTATGATCATGGATGGTGAAGCTAAGGTTGGAAACACTTGGCTAGAAACGCACTAATAATCGCCGCGACTAATGCGGCAAAACTAAACAATGGAGAAATACTATGAATGCACGTAATCACTCATACTACCGCTATGCGTCTTACGCTACCCCGTCTGCTACTTGGACATACGACTGTATTGAGCAAGTCGTAACACTGTTCTGGAAACAGAATGCTAAGCAAATCCAATACAAGGAAGGCTGTGTTAACTTTCAGAAGCACAAAGCCCGTATCCTTCGTCGTGCTAACACGTACGGGATCCTCTAATGATTTGTCTTATTGATGGCGATGTTATCGCTTACATTGCTGCTTACGGTAACGAAGAGGAGGAGGCGCAAGCCTCCCTTGACAAACTGGTTGTAGACATTATGGATAGTGTATTTGCCAGTGGAACCAAGATAGCAGTAAAGGGTATCGGTAACTTTCGAAACGATATGTATGATGAATACAAGGGCACTCGTGCCAGTGATGACGAGTATCGAGCTTACATTGATAGACTGCGTAAGTACCTTGTAGACCACCATGATGGCGAGGAAGCTCACGGACAAGAAGCTGATGATCTATTAGCTCAGTGGGCACAAGATTGTATGGACTCAGGAGAGGAGTATGCTATTGCCTCTATTGACAAAGACCTTCTAACCATTCCCGGTGTTCACTTCAACATACGTAAAAACATAGTCTCACACGTTGACGACGATGAAGCAGATTATCTTCTTAATAGACAACTACTTATGGGTGACTCTGCTGATAACATTCCCGGTCTTCCGGGCATTGGAGCCAAACGTGCTGAGAAAATACTGGAGGGTGTTTCTTATGGTAAGCGTCGAGAAGCTGTTAAGAATGCCTATAAAGAAATCTATGGTACATCTTGGGAGTCAGAGTTACAATTCACTGGCGACCTGATTTGGATCAGGAGAGTTAAAGATGAGCGGTTCAAAATCTAATAACAATAAGTTTGATAACGGCCATTGGTCATTCCACACAGAGATGAATCCGGAGAAGTTCTTCGGATTTACTTATCTTATCTGGTGTGACAAGAGTAAGAAGGGCTATATAGGGCGTAAACAATATAAGCACGCTGGTAAGAAGTCAAGTAGAAATTTTGGTAGGGAGACTAACTGGAGGACCTATGCGGGTTCCTCTATCCATCTCTCTGAGCATATAAAGCAAGTAGGTAGGGACAGTATACAGTTCATATGTCTTGCTGAGTATTCCTGCAGGGGAGACTTAGTGTGGGGCGAGGTAGAGGAACAAGTTAAAAGAGATGTGTTAAGGGCCAAATCACCTGACGGTCAACGCAAATACTTTAACGGACAAATCTCTGCTATCAAGTTTATACCCCCTAACAAGTTCTCTAACCATAACCAAAATTTACCCAAGGAGTTTATAATGTGAGTGATAATGAGTCACACGTAATACAGAGAAACCAGCCGTGCGTAGATGAAGACAACTGTGGTTCTTCAGATGCTATGCAGATCTACAGCGATGGCCATGGCTTTTGCTTCTCCTGTCAGTCTCATTTTAAGGCTAGTCAGATTGAAGGGTGTTTAGATCTAGAAGACTTAAATGAGGAAGAGTATAATGCGAAGAGCAACCACCAACGAACTACGACTGCTACGCCTCAAGGCCGAATCAGAGGTTTCCGAGAAAGACATATCACAAAGAAAACCTGTGCTTTCTTCGGAGTCCAATCAGTCGAACAGTCCGCCGGAGGTAAAATCATCCAGCATTGGTACCCTTACGCAAACAAAGAAGGAGTTGTAGAGTCACATAAAGTAAGAACTATGCCAAAGGAATTTCGAGTAGTCCCTTCGGGTGTAACGCCAAGTCAATTATTTGGCCAACACTTGTTCCAATCAGGGGGCAAAAGAATCATAGTAACAGAGGGAGAGCTAGATGCTTTGGCGGTAGGCCAAGCTTTATACGATCAGTATGATAGGTTCTACCCCGTAGTCTCGTTACCATTAGGGGCAGGTTCGGCTGTTAAGTCTCTGGGTGCTCAGGTAAACTACTTAAGATCATTTGACGAAGTAGTCCTTGCCTTTGACCAAGATGAAGCTGGCCAGAAGGCTGTTAAAGAAGCCTGTAAGATTATCGGTGCTGATAAAGCTAAGATTGCTACTCTACCAGAGAAAGACCCTTCTGATGTCCTTGTTAACCATGGATACAAGAAGTTAATGCAGTGTATCTGGGATGCTGAGCAATGGAGGCCAGCAGAGATAATGAGTGTCTCTGACATATGGAAAGAAGTTGAAGAGTATTCTGAGATGGAGTGTATCCCTTACCCGCCTTGCTTAACAGGACTTAATGATAAGGTCAAGGGTATGCGACAGGGTGAGATAACGTTATTCACCTCAGGCACTGGCAGTGGTAAGTCTACGATGATGCGAGAGATTATGTATCATCTGCTTACTACTACAGAGGATGTTAAGATAGGTATTGTATCTCTTGAGGAGTCTGCTGCTGAGACTGCTAGGCGATTAGCTGGCCTTGCTATCAACAAGAACCCTGCTAAGGAAGAGATACCGTTAGATGAGCTTAAAGAAGGCTTTGACAAAGTCTTTGGTTCAGGTAGAGTTCAACTACTGAAGCATGAAGATTGTGCTTTAGGCAGTGACATACTTGAATACCTTGACTTTATGGCTGTAACTGGCTGTACTCATCTATTCCTTGACCACATCACTCTGTTAACTTCAGAGGGCTTTAACGACCTTACAGGTAACGAAGCTACAGATAAAGCAATGAATATACTTAGCAGAATGGTTAAGAGACGTAACATATGGCTTGGGCTAATCTCTCATATACGTAAGATGGGAGATGCTGGTAAATCTTTCGAAGACGGTATCATGCCGACTATGGATGACATCAAAGGCTCTGGCGCTATTAAACAGATCTGCTATGACATACTGGGTTTCACTCGAAACCTTAACGCTGAGAAAGCGGAAACAAGAAACACAATTAGGTTAGCTGTGCTTAAGAGTCGTTATACAGGTCTTACTGGTCCCGCTGGTAAAGCTAAGTATGACTACCCAACAGGTAGGCTGAACCATTCAGCAGGAAAGAATGAACTAACCGTGGAAGATGACGGGTTAGTTGTAGAGATTTAAGGAGGTAGTATGAGGGAAGCAACAGGTATCCCTGCGGATGAACTTGAAAATATTAGAGAGCAGGTAAAATTATTCCTCAGCAGAGAGAATTTACAATGCCATTTTGTCAAGAGGTCTTGTAAGTATGAAGCTTGCTTTGAGACACACCGACTAATGCCACGTAAGAGCGCAACAATATCTTACGGTAGGTTTGATGTAAGAGAGAGTATTGTGTCTATGATCAGTGAGAACCTTGCTGATCCAGCCGCACGTACTGAAGCATTC